GGGAGGAGGGATGTTATCCTCTTCCATAAGTGAGATGTTGTAATGTCATTCTGGTTTACATTCTGTGGTTTCCCTCTAACAGGGACTACCGGACCATCAATCTTAATAATAAGACTAATGTCCTCATCTTGGTTGACCGTATTAACATGGTCTATCCAATTTGATCTGGAAATAAAACCTTCTTGAAATTCATTACTCTCCTGTAGGGATACAGGATAGTATTGTTTATAGTTTTTATCTATAAAACAAACATTATTATGATCAATGCGAGTCTGATTCCAAAATTGACTCACATAATCATAATCACGTAATTTTTTCGGAGAATAATAAGGAACGCTGGACCTCTTGGTTTTAAAAAAATATTGGAAAGAATTTTCCATCCTGATACTTAAGGATAGATTATTGGGATTTAATCCCAGACCTACTGGTTCAGGTATAGCCGCATAATTAACAACCTTGCGTCTAACTTTCGGATCAATAAATCTCTTACCTTTAATCCCCAAGACAAGGGGGCCCAATGGATTTTTGAAGGTATAAGGTTGAAACTTATGGAAAGGAATAACTCCATGAGCATTAGCCACTTTACCAGCAAATTCGAAAATAGTTGAAGAAACTATCGTCTTTTCAGGTGAAATAATACAACCTAAATTTTCCATACGCTCTTTATACAATCTGGCAACATCAGGATGGTTGATGATAACATCATCACCTAGTACCCTGAATGTGTTACGAAGATTAAGGAATGTCTCAATACTCTCGATTATACAACCGTGAGCAAAGGCAAACATTGGAAAAGAGGGATACAAGCCTAATGGCTGTCCTCTAGACCAGGAGATAGGACGTTTTTTATACATCCAGTCTCCCCTTGATACCCTACGAAATATATCTAACAGATCTAATAACTCTTTTGGATCAGTTCGATTATAGTCTTCCTTTCCATCTCGCTTTCGCATTGTCGGTGGTAATAACTTTATCACGTCCTGCAACAAGTGAATTTGTAAATCAAGTGGAAATAGATTCGTAGCGTCAGATAGATCAATCGAATAGACTGTCTTTTTTTCTTGTAAACTTTGGATACCAAATTGGATTCCAAGGTCTTGATCATGTGTACAATCCCATGACCGAGTTTTTAAACAAGCAAATGCAAAGTCACCTAAAGGTGTCAATAACATTTGAAACAATCTAAACGGGTTGGCTACTGCTCGTAACTTGCCACCTTTTTCCTGAATGATACCTATTTTACCAGACACAATATTTTTCTTATGTGCTTGGTTGAGTTCGGTACCGCTCATTGTCATCCATGATCGATCTGAATCAACAAAATTCAAATAATCAATCATGTTTGGGAATCCCAGAACATTACAACAAGTCTCCTTATATTTTTTGAATAACATACTATAAGGTAACTTTGTCATCAATGAAAAACATTGGTGAGATGACTGTTCGGTTTCTAACTGGGTAGTTAATACCCCGTTATACAAAAG